ATGGATCAGATCAAGCACAAGTTCTCGCTTATCGCCGTGAAAGATACCTTCTGCGAGTATTCAAACAGGTTCCTTGTCTATTGGGACGAGCGATGGGAGTGCTGGCTGCTTCTTAACTTCAGGACACCAGACAATAATGAAGTCGAGGTACTTGCGAGGAGAACAGCTGAAACGTTGCATGTACCGGCAGCTAAAACGAAACTTCAATGGCAAGATGTTCAGGTGTATACAAAATTTTCGGTAAGTGATCGTATAAGTAAGGTATATGAACACAATCTCTATATCGCAAAGATTACAAGCTGGACAGAAACATTAAAACAAAGGCAGTTCGTTCTTGATGGTGTAGAGTACAAGTGGATGACACTCAGGGAAATGAAAAATGATTCCAACATCATGAAGAAAAACCGCGATGTAGTAGCCATGTTAGAAAAAGAAGCCGCATGACTTATGTTAAAAGAGCACCCCGAAACGGGTGCTCTTTTCGTTTGATTAGTTATAAATGGCGTCGATCTTCTCGGCGATGGTTTTATCATAGCAGGGAATCGCATGGCCGTACATGTCGAGCGTCTGTGTCACGCTGCTATGTCCCAGCCGACGGGAGACTTCGATGATTGGGATGCCGTTCGCCAGCAGCAGCGTGGCGTGGGTATGCCGCAGGCAGTGAAAATTCCTGTAGGGCAGGCCGGACTTGGACATGAGGTATTTCCACATCTTTTCTATCGCTTCAGGACGGACAGGCGTCCCGGCGCGGTTTAGAAATACGAGGTCGTGCTCTTCTTCGTCTATAGTGGGGAGAGCTGCTTTCGCTTCTTTGAGTTTCTGATACACCTTCAGAGGGATCGAGATCTTTCTTCTTCCGGCGGCCGTCTTCGGGGTGTCTATGATGAGTGTACCACCTGAAAGCGTCTGTACCTGCTGGCGGATGAAAAGAGTGCGCTCTTCGAGGTCGACATCGCACCAGCGAAGACCGAGCAGCTCCCCGCGGCGCATGCCGGTATTGATGGCCACAAGCAGAAAGAGTGCATAGGGCTTTAGCTTCGGATCTGACTCCGCCAGCTCCATCATCTTCTTCAGCTCCTCGCTGGTAAAGATCCCTTTCTCCTGCCTGATGACGCGGGGCGGCTTTACGAAGGTGACCACGTTTTTTCTGACCATCCCCAGCTCCCATGCCTTCTGAATGGCACCATGGAGCAGCACATGGAGCTTCTTGGCACAGTCGGGCGTCAGGGCGTTGTAGAGCTCCTGAAGCATGGTGGGCGTCAGCTTCTGCAGAGAGATCCCAGCGAGCGGCAGCGCTTTGTTTGCGGTGAATAGATAGCGCTCATACGTCAAAGGCTTTACCGTGGGCTTCTTGTATGTTCCCAGCCATTTGATGAGCCATTCGCCAAGAGATATGGCGGAGGGCGCTACGAAGGAGCCATCATGCGCGGCGAGCCGCATCTTCTGTGTCCATGCCAGCGCCTCATCGCGGCTAAGAAACCGCTTCGAATAGCGGCGACCATCCACGGAGACGAAGGCGCGCCACCGCTGCCGTGATTCTTCCCAGTGAACCGTCCCTTCTTTATATCGTCCCGGCATAGCGAGCTCCTTTCTCCCACCTTGTCAGCAGCAGTTGTTTCCAAAATGGAAACAACTGAATTCTTGTCTACTTCACCATCTTTGCAACAACCACTCAAGGCTACTTCGGAAGGCTTAATACTTTTTTCCAATCTTTTGGGAAACCAGCTTTTATTAATACTTCGTTGGTAGTAGAAGGTTGCAGTTCCATGAAATAGACCTCCATGCAAAAAAACTGCCAACCCGCAGGTTGGCAGTTTTCCGTGAATTGTCCGCAGACGCATCACTTTTTCGCTTAGGTATATTTTACCATATCCTACAGGTTTGTAAATATGAAGTTTAATCCGGTGAAAACAAAATAAAAAAATGCCACTGCTATAAATAGCAGTGGCATCTTTTAGGCCCTCCTCCGAAGAGATACGGCCAATTCACCTGCTATTATCATAGCACATCAGGGAAAGCTGTCAAATTTGAAACTCAAGAAAAGAGGCGGAGGAGGCGAGCGAGTTCACGCCAGTCCTCTTGCGTGCTCACGCCTCTTTTATGCGTTCCTCGTAGAGCTCGCCCGTCTCCCGTTCCTGCTCTTCGAGCTTTGAGTCCGTGTAGCCTTGCACGGCGTACTGGCGGCGGTCATCGAGGCGGCGGTATTTAGAGAGAAGGCTTTCCTCGTCTGCCGTCAACGGGAGTAGATCACTTGCGGCGGGCGATGCATCCTTCATAATCAAATCACCGGGAGTGATGTGGAGAGCTTCAGCTAGCGGGACGAGTACATCGGATGGGAGCTTCTCTATATAACTACTTTCGTACCGGTATATAGTTGCCCGATTTTTTCCTATTTTTGCTGCTAAATCGTCGGCGGATAAACCGAGCGCCTTTCTCCGTTTTTGGATAAAGTCACCAATACTCATGGTAAAACTCCTTTCGTAAAAGCAAATGGAGGCGGAGGAGGCGGAGGAGGCGATGGAAGAAGAGAGCTAGAATCTTCTGAAATTTACGAAGATGATATTTCCGCATCTTTTTCAACCCGGGGAGCTTCAGTGGAGAGGCGGAAGTCAAGGTAGTGATCCACCTCTTTCTTTCCGGCGGGGGATAGTTTGCGGTACTTCCTGATGTGTTGCTGCTCAGTGGGAGACAGCTTAATAAATTCATTCGGGGTGGTCTCTTCGGAAGGGCAATTTATAAGGACCTCCTGAGAGGCATCAAGAAAGCTTAGCAGTTTATCAAAGTCTGTATGCGTAACATCGGCGATCTTCTTCAATGTCTGAATAGTCGGGACAAAAGACTTTCCCGTAGTTGGGTTAATTCCACGCTCGAGAATTGAAATATATGCTCTGCTTAGTCCGCACATGTCTCCAAATGTCTGCATTGATAAGCCATGCTCTTTCCTGTAGGAGTGAACCCATTCTCCAATTTTCATGTTTATATACCTCCTTGTATAATAAACTATACATTATTTCAGCACATTGTGTCAAATGCACTTGACAACATAGGAATACGCTAGTACACTAGACGTAAAGGAGGTACGCAGAGATGGAATACACAGGACTGGAAATTCGAATTCAGAAAAAAATGACACAAGAAGAATTGGTCAAACGTGCGAATGTATCGAGAGCTACGATTTCGGATTTAGAATCTGGGAAGAAAACAGATGTGAAAATGAGCACTTTGATTTCGATTGCAAATGCTTTAAACTGCAAAGTTTCTGATTTATTTACCCCAAAAATCTAGTACACTAGATTTTTATTTCCGGCGGCTATGAAAAACCGCCGGGGAAAGGAATCAGTAATGAAAGTTAGGAGGAAAGCATGAAAAACAAGCGCATGATCATAGCACTGAAGCCGCGCAGCATGGGAAAGCTGGCAGGGTGGGATCTATTTCTTTCTGAATACCTGCAGCAAGGCCTTTCCGGCGGAGGAGATTTTCAAATCACCATGGACTACAAAGAAGGCGATGGCCTGACAATGCAACTCGTAAAGGGTGACAAGAAGCTGAAAGAGACGCACATCAGAAGGGAACCGCTGGACATAGCAGCCAAAGTGCTGCACCATGCCGCAAGGTTCACCCTGGTGGCACAACGAAGAAATGAAAATCCCAGCATTCTGCTGGCACAGGATACTGGGGTTTGGGTTTCCAAGGACTCTATCGAGGTTGAAGCGGTGTCACTTGACACCCAACCGGCGGACTGAACACCGTGGAAAGTTCGGGTTCACCATTGGTGACGAGTAGTGCATAGGTGCGAGGTTGCTGAAGAACGATGTCAACGAAATCGTAGGATGCATGCAGTTGGTCATAAACCTTTCTCGCACATTCCGGCGTCATAGCTGTGCAGTCAATCAGATAGTGGTAATTCCGCAAGGTATAGCGAAGATTCATATTTCTCACCTCCTTCCTATAGAAATTATAGCAAGAGAGGGGAACAAGAGTGGGAAATAAAACAGGGGAGGACTATATGAAAGTATTGAAAGATCCAGACCAGGTACTGCAGATCCTGAACAGAAAGACGAAAGCGCTTCACAAGAGATACATCGAGGCGGACGGAAAAGAAGCCACGGAGATTGGTGGGCAGGAGGCCGCGATCATCCGCATCGCGAGGCATATTCGCCACGCGATCGAGGACCATGGCTGCTTCGGGGCGGATGACATAGCGTGGGTCTATGAATACGTTGACGACGCTAAAGAAAAAGCTCACGAGTACCGTAATCCCAGAGACACTTGGTTCATGAAAGGCCTCGCCAAGCGCGCCGCATGGGCCCTGCAGGAAATCGAAAAGAGGATGGAGGAGGAGCCATGACGGACGAAAAACGGGAAAAGAAAATTGTCGATGAGAAGAAAGCCCGCGCAGAGGCGGTCGCCCTGCTCTGTCAGGCGCTGCAGGCGGCGGGCGTGCCGCTCTTATCACTGAAAATCCTCGAGGACGGCAGCGACTGCACGGTCGAGGCAATGTTCAAATATGGAGCTCGCCATTGGGGAGTTCGCTGGGCGGACATCAGCACGGACGCCCCGCGCACGGCGCTCTGGGACATCCTGCGACAGATCCCGGAGCTTAGGTAGAAAGGAGGCTCATATGTGGGTAAACATCTCGCAGGCCGCCAAGCTCACCGGCTACAAGTACGGTGAGATCCGGCGGCTCATCGCCAAGGGAGCGTTCCCGTTTTACCACAACGGGAAGAAGGCCTTCAAGTTCGAGCTTGAAGACCTCAAGACCGCCATGAAGGCGGAAATGGAGGCCACGCAGGCCGCCGCAAAGAAAAAGTGGGAAGAGCAGCAGCTGGGGGCGCGCCCCTTTGATTTCAAAGGAGGAATGGCGCGACTCAAGGCGGAGGCGAAAGTGGAAAAGCGGAAGATCGTCGAAGAGAAGCGGCATACCTGCCGCGTCATCAAAGGTGGTGACCGCGGCAATGAGTTCGACTTCCGCAGCCAGCTCAAACGACTGCAAAAGGAAGCTGCAGGAAAGAATGAGACTGCCTGAGGCTTCGATGGAGGATGATGCTATGAGGGTGCACACACAGAAAGGCATGAAAGACAACTATATGATCTTCGCCATGCGCGCCGCCGATGAGCAGCGTGCGGCGGTCAAAGCAAATACGCATCGCGGGAATGCGGAGCGTCGCGATTTTCTCACGGAAATCGTAAAAGACGTCGCAGCCACCGCAGGCGTCGCTATCGGCTGGGCATTTATCGCAGCCGGATGTGCCGTGATACAGTGAGGCACTGTGAATATTGTGGAAAGCTGCTTTCCGCGGATGCCGCCCCGCGGAAACGCTTCTGCTCCGCAGAGTGTGAGAGGCGCTCTTACTACGAAGGGCGCCGCGATAAGGACCATGCCAGAGAAGAAGCGGAAGAAGGCATCCCGCTCCGCGAGTTCCAGTGCGAGCGCTGCGGACACTGGGTCCGCGTCATGAGCAAGAATGACAAGCGCTTCCGCTTCTGTAGTGCCAAATGTGAAAAGGCGTTCTGGAAGCAGAATAAGCCGAAGGCTGCAGGGGCTTCGAAAGCTCCGGCGGGCAGAGGATTCGGCGGCGGATACTTCGAGCGGTGCTGTAAGTGGTGTGGAAAGGCCTTTGGCACACAGTCGGCAACGGCTATGTACTGCTGCGCCGAACATAAGCGCATGGCGCTGATGTGGAAGAAACAGAACGCAGCCGAAGAGAAGAAGGCTAGAAAACGGTCGAAGTACCGACCGTTCGTGGATAAAAGAAAGGATGGCGCGATATGAGCGGGGAAGTAACTCTCGAGCAGGTGCTGGCGCTGGTGCCGGAAGAAGGCCACGCGATTCACATCTACGATCAGGAGGGAAATGACTATTTCTGCGGGTACAAAGACTCGATCAATGAAGAAGAGCCGGTGCCGGACTTGGTACTCACGGGGATTTATTGCAACACCGAGGATCTGAAAGATGGGAGCGGGGAGATCCCCGTCATCGAGATGGAAGTGAGCCCGAGAAATGAAAAACGCAGAAGCTAAAAAGAGCCCTTATAGCATCAGGCAGCAGTATTGGACGCGCCGTCTCCTGACTGCGATCGCTGCCATCGACGGCACGTGGATGCGGGCGGTGGAGAAGAAGCTAAAGAGAAAGTACAAAGGCCGTGAGTGGCCGGATGCGGCTGAGCCGCAGCAGATGGCAAGACATATCCTGTAAGTCAGGCAGAGGGAGGATTTCAAATGATGGATACGGAAATGGCCGGACTGGTCAGTCAGCTGGATATCCTCGTCAAGGATCTTGAGGAGGACGAAGAGAAAGCGGGCATCGATGAAGTCGGGGACTATCTGTGCGGGATGCGAGATGCGCTCGGCGTAGTCGCCAGCACGATCCGCGCAGGATTCGCTGCCGATCAAGTGCGGCGCTTCATCGAGGAAGAACTGGCGAGAAGCATTGCCAACGAGGTAGGAAAGAGAGACCGGAGGAAAAGGATCCAAAGGGGAAAGCAAGCCGGATTCAGAAAAGTACAGAAGGAGACGGCGCGTTTTCTGTCGAAGACGTACCACTACGAAGGAGAGGAAGAATGAAGGGTCCCACGATCAAGGTCAAACTGACCAGTGATAGTTACAAAAAATGGATCAAATGGCAGAAGAATCTCGGAGAGCTGCTCATGCGTGCAGAGCAGGAGAGAAAAACAGGATTTCTGCTCATTATCAACGTCAAAAAGAATTACGGATACGCGACGCTGCTTGGATGTGACGGAGCACTGCTCGCGGCGAAGGGGATTAGTCCTGCCATGCTAGAAGCGGCAGGGCGCATTAAGAAGGAAGTCGGAGATCTTTACTTCGACCATTGCGCGGAAAGCCCCACACTCGTGCTGGAACACGAACATGGGGCTTCCAAGGATAGCATTTTAATTACAGCGGGTAAACATGACAACATTCCGGAGGATTAAATGTCTCCGTGAGAGGCGGATCTGAGCTGTATCGAGTGAGAACGAAACAGCGAGGACGATCGATGCAAACATCGCAGGCTTCATAAGTAAAAGAGAGATATTCGAAAACCCGTGAGTAATCAGCGCTGCTCATGGCGGTGCAGTCTATCAGGTATCGATTCGATTCAATCATAGTAGTCACCTCCTTTCTGTATTCAGTATACGGCGTAGGAGGGAAAGGAGAAAGAATGAGAAAACCGACATACAATCATGATCACGACATCCGCTGGAGGGTACGCATCGCTACAGGATGGTTCAAGCGGAAACTCTCCGGCCGCAGATGGAGACGCCGCCAATTCTGCCGGTCTCTGTCGATGAGTAAGATTGACGGAGAGGAGGGATAAATATGGATATACCGTTTTGGGCATTCTGCGCGCTGCTGGCGGCTCTTGTGTACGTGTTGCTTCTCTACTTCGCGGCGAGGATGGGAGCTGAGGGTTTGATCGCTTACATGCTCTGGCACAACTATCGGATGCCGACGAAGGAGGAGCTGGATAAGGCGAAAATATGGATTTTGAAAAAGAGGCTGGGCGTCAAAACAGATTGGCGAGATATGCCTTGATGATTGGTAAATAAAAATCCGCAGGGCGGTCATTGATCTGCTAGCGGGTTTGGAGGTATCGATCTCCTTGGTAAGCCGATTTCATCACAACGCAAACGGAGAAAACGATGGAAGAAAGAAAAGAGGAAATCAGCACGAAGCAGCTGCTGGAAGAGACGCTTCGCGCTTATGCGTGGATTACAAATGCAGTAATCGTGCCAGGGGAAAAGCAGGGGAGAGTGATGGTCAAAGATATCGAGCTGGCGAATGCCATGATAGACAGGATGGCTACACTTTCCAACCTAATAGAGAAAGAACAAAGTCGCATAAGTAGCTAGAGAGTAGGTTCTGAAGAGCAGTTTGTGCAACGGTGGAGCTAAGGTGTATGAGCTTCGAGGCAAGGATAGAGGCGCGAGGCGAAGCCGGGGTATCGGATAGCAGATCCGGGAAACACCTTTTCAGCGTGTCTTTTTGCTCAGGGCTAAGCTCGTCCATCAAATCGACGATAGCAGAAGCTTCATCCAAAAGTATTTGCGTCCACGGATAAGGGGAGCCGCACGCGTGGCAATATGCGGGGACGTGACAGATCGAGATAAAGCGGTCTTCATGCTTAATTGGGGCGGCGGGACAGCGAACAACCTCATCGCTCCAAATGTTACTGGATCGGCTCGGGCCGTAAACAGGGATGCGCCTGTAACAGTCGCCGTGAATGGGTGCGCCGCAGGACGGGCAGGAAGAGATACAGGGGCTCCCACATCGGGGGCAGTATTTCACTGATTCTACCGGGAAGTCAGAGCAGTTGCCAGAAATCAGATGGCCGGATTCACAGATTAGAGCTTGATAGTAAGCAAGGGGAGATTTCATAAAAGAGCACCTTCTTTCTACAAGACATTATATCAAAGCAAAAGGAGAACGAATGGAGTATTTGAACATGGTAATGGGTATCAGCACGTATCTTTTCGCCGTGACGATTATCGCCGCTTTCCGGCGGGGCGAGGGAGAGGGGCGCTCCATGTTCAAGTATTTCATTGATTTTCTTTTTTATTCTATAGCACCGCTGGTGGCAGCGGCTTTCCTCTATGCGAGGTAGCAAGATGGATATAAACAGAAAAGATGGTTATACCTGCTGGGTGTGCGGGCGCCCGATACCGAAGGACCGTGCGATGTGGATCCGGCGTGGGGGCAGATATGTGCCCATTCACAGGGAGTGCGATTTCGAAGGATATCGCATCCAGAGGACGGATTTCATATTCGGGGTTGCGTTTACGATCGTTTTCCATAAGAAAGGAAGTGGCAGCCATGAAGCACGTGGGAGAAAACGTGGATAACAGCATCTACGGGAAGACGAAGGTCGAAGTGCCGTTTTTCAAGGCAGAGCATGGCGAGCTGAAAGAAATCGGGCGCGTCATCATAAGCGAGAAGGCAGATCCTCGATGGATGGATCCGGACGGCTGCCTAATGATGGATGAGAACGGGACGTACTATCAGGGATTCAGGAAGACCACGAAGGTGGTGCTGGAAGAGTGCCAGGAAGAGACGCCTTATTTATATACATATAAAAGGCAGAAAATTTTCTTCCAGATCGAGTGGGAGGACGAGGAGCCAGTGAACGCTGTGTGCCCCGTCTGTGGGAAGTCGGCGCACCATACCAGTGCATGTCCGAAGTATGGTCACATGGCCATATGTGACGCGCATTGCGAGAGATGCCATTTCTATAAGAAGCCCTACGGCTGCCAGTGCAGAGAAAGGCCGCCATAGGGCAAGGCTTTCATGAGCCGCGGGGGAGCTATCGTGCGGAGCGATCCCAAAGGAAAGAACAGGCGACACCGCACTTTGCGGGCTGGCTAAGAGTATCCAAGTTTGAACCATTTCCATGAGGTGTATCCATGTCGAGCGAGAGGAAGCTGCTGAAAAGACAACGGTCAAGAAAAAGAAGAATGGCCGCTCGCCGGAAGGGCAAGGGAGCTTACATTCGTACTGAGTGGAGTATCCCCAGCGGGAAAATTGTAATCGTTCAGAAATCCATCTCAGGGAGGTATGGGAAGAGGGATGGAAAGAGGATCCGCGAAAAGTCGTCCGAAGAAAAGGTGAGAAGGTGGCAGGACAAAAGGGCTGAGATGCAATGTCTGCTTCTACTGGAGGAGAATTTCAAGCCCGGCGATTATTGGATGCGGTTTTCCTATCCGCCGAAGACATTTAGCAAGACGTCTTCGGAAATCAGGAGAGACCTTAGTCGCTTCAAGAGAAAACTTTCCAGGCTTTACAAGAAAGCAGGGAAAGAATTCAAATCGATCTATGTCATCGGCAGAGGGAAGAGGGGAAGCATCCACTTTCACGCTGTCATCAACGGTGATATTGATAGCCGCCTCATCGAGAGAGCGTGGCAGAAGACAGTGGGGACGGAGAAATGCCCCTGCCCGTCGTGCAACACCACGCATTTGAGCGATGAAGGGTACTGGCCGGATCTCGCCGCCTACATCGTGAAGAACGGGCTGGAAACCTTTCGCAGCGATGATCCCATTCTACACGCCAGGTATGGATGCACAAGAAATCTCAGAAAGCCAACAAAAAAGACCACGGTCGTGGTCGCGGGCGACTGGGTGGAGAAGCCGCGAGCAAAGGCCGGCTACTGGGTGGACTATGAAAACATGAGAGCCGGCATCAGCGATATCGGATTCCCGTTTCAGAGTTATTGCCAAGTGCAAATCGGTATCGATCTCACAAAAGGGGATCGAAAGCACCTGAGGAAGGAAAGGAAGAAAGCAAATGACAACGGAAGAAAGAGAAAAGGAGCTGAAAGAGCTGGACCGGAAGCTGAGGCAGCAAGTTCAAATCCTGCTGGAAAGCAAAGAGGGTAGGGATTTGTGGGCGGGAGAAATCCAGTTCCAAAGCATCCAGCTGAATAACAGCAGTGTTTCCATCAGTTATGTCGATGCGGATGGTGCGAAAACGTTCGCGTGTGAAGAGCAGCCGAGAGAAGAATTTAGAATCGCTATGGCGGCGATGAGCTTTTACTATACCGACATGGCAGGAGACTATGGACTAGGGAAACCGGCACAGGCCATTTTCGCGGTGGACAAAGTAGTACCGAAGCGGGATAAGAAATCCGGGGCGCTGAAAGGGGTTCGGCTGAGCGGGAGGTTCCACATCAAGGATAGCGCTGCCACGCAGCGGTTCAGCACGATAGAAGACATCACGCCGACTGATAACGTGCTCCGCATCATGAAGAAAATCTATGATGAAGCGGCGCTTTACATCAGCGGCGAGCGGAGAGAACAAAACCTTTTTAAAACGAGCCGGGATGGTGAGCCGGAGTCAAGCAATGAGCGGGCAAATGAAGGGTGATAGATTCTTGCGACTTTTTGCATAAATCTATCATAGAACCCTGCAAAAGTAGAAAGTAGCCTGCATAAAACTGCAATCAGGTGGATTTTAAGCAGGGAGGCAGTCATGCGTTTTCACGTTTTGCCGGTGGATCATGTGGGAAGTGCTGTGAAAGAGCTGGAAATGATTTCAAAGGAATTAGAGACATGGGAGGAATTGCATGAATTCAGTACAGATCATAGGAAATCTGGGGAAAGACCCAGTGCTCCGCGCAACGAAAACAGGGAGAGCGGTTGCATCGCTTTCCGTGGCGGTGAATAGGACATTTACGTCGCCGCAGGGAGAGCAGAGAGAAATCACCGACTGGGTGAATGTCACCGCGTGGGGGAGTCTGGCAGAGGCAGCGGGAAACCAGCTCAGGAAGGGGACGCGCGTCTTCGTCGAGGGGCGGTTCACCACAAAAAGCTATGACACGACGGATGGGCAGAAGCGGTGGGTTTCAGAGGTGACGGCCAACATCATCGCGCTGCCTATCGGCATGCAGGGAAATGAAAGCCAGCAAGGGGGCGGCCAAATGCAGGCGGGATGGGGGAATCCGGGAGCACCAGCAGCCGGGGGACGCACCGTCTATAGCGAGGGGCCCACGCAAAGAGGCTTCGGGCAGTTCGGCACGCCGCAAGCTGAAAAGCAGAAGATGGAAGAAACGAGCATGTTTCCGACAGATCGGCAGGAAGCCGTAGGGCGCGCCGCGCATCCGTCCCAGTGCGAGGAGGACATTCCATTTTGAGAAGCTGCGTGAGAAGAAAGAGTGCTCGGCATCCGGCGAGAAAGAACCCAAAGGCTCCGGAACCCATCGGCTACTGTTCCTACTGCGGCACGGCACTTTATCAGCCATGGCAATTTCACTGGATGTACGACGAGGATGGGCAGCGCGTCAGGAAGTGCAAGTGGATGAGGCGGTGCTGCGAAAGACGCAGGCAGATACCGGGGCAGGAAGAGTCCTACAGGCGCGCCGTGCTTCGGTACGGGAAGGATGGGAAAGAAAGATGGCTCGAGGGTTTCGCGAAGGAGCGAGAGGATGAAGACGAGTAAAGAGGGCAAGGGCGGCATCTGATGGGATTGGGGCTTTTATCCGGCGGCATGCGCATCGCAAGACCGGAGATCCGGCGAGGCACGGATGGTGAGGTGCGCAGCATTTCTTTTTCTGTGCCAGGAGAACCGGTAGGGAAGGGACGGCCTCGCTTCACGCGCACTGGTCATCCTTACACGCCAGGCAAGACGGAAAGCTATGAATCGCTGGTCAGGCTGGCGTATAGCGAGTGCGGGATGGCATTTCCCAAAGGAGTGCCAGTGTGTGTCAGGATCACTGCCTGCTTTGGCATCCCGAAGAGCGCATCAAAGAAAAAGCGAGCAATGATGATTGCCGGAGACATCGTGCCGACAAAGAAACCGGATTTCGACAATATTCAGAAGATCATCTGCGACGCGCTGAACGGCTTCGCCTACCATGATGACAGCCAGATCGTAAAGGCAGACATCGAGAAAGTATACAGCACTACGCCGCACGTGGAAGTCAACGTCGAGGCATGGACGAAGGAGGAAAACGATGGGAAAGAAATTCAATGAGCTGGCAGAGCTCAGGGATCGCAGTCGCCAGCTGATGGACGAGAACCGCAGGCTGCGTCTTGCACTCAAGGTGAGTGAAGGAAGAGTGCAGCAGCTGGCATGGAAGAATGCAGAGCTCCGGAACCAGGCAGAAAAAGAAAGGCGCACGAGGGAGCTGCTCTCGGATATCGCGAGGTTCGATACGGAGGCTATCGAAGCGATAGCGACGTCAGTACAGGAGATCATAGAGACCTTGGTACAGAAGAAGCTGGATGCTTTGCGAGCGTACGACGAAAAGGCGGCGGTAAAATGTCAGGCGCCGCATGAGTTCGCAGAAAGGGAGAGCGGTCGCAAATGTTAGAGAGGGAATGGAAACGGCTCGATAAATCGCCGGGGATAAAGCTGTACGCGCCGAATGAAGCCGCAAAGCCGACGGTTTATAGCGAGTGGGAAATCGTATCGGTGATTTCCTGCGGTGCGACCATGACACATATCACGAAGGCGGCGAACGGAAGCGGGGAAGAGGGAAGGGATACGCGGTTCTTTCATTACAGCCAGCTGATGACGAAAACGATGTTCGACAAATGGCGCAAGGAAAATTATGAAGTATGTCCGCATTGCGGGAAGGAACACGTGAAGGGGAAACTGCCCCGGATATCTCCGTACGATTCATGGGAATGTCTGGAAGCAGCCAAAAGTGCCGAATACAGGGTGAAGTGGTTTCCGCAGGCTTATGGCAGGTGTATCGATTGCGGAGAAGTATTCAGAAAGGGCAACATTCGTACAAAGAGATGCCGGAAATGTGCCAAGGCATACGGGGCAGACCGGCGGGCGGCGGCAGCGGCGAGAAGGCGCAAAGAAGGGAGACAAAGAAAATGAACAGAAAAGAATTGGCAAGAGTCATGGCAGCCAGACGCGGGAAGACCATACAGGAAGCGGAGAAATGGGAGAGTGCTATGCTTGACGCGATGGCGGATGCCTTGAGGAAAGGCGAAGAGGTCAGGATGACGGGCTTCGGAGTGTTTTGCGTGGTGGATGTGCCGGCAAGAGAAGGGCGTGATCCGAGAACGCATGCAGCCATTCAGATCAAGGCGCACAAGAAGATCAAATTTACGCCGAGCCATCTGATTTTGTAAAAGGGGAAGCGGGGTACGACTATGAGCATTGCGGGAGCTATTGCCTTAGGATTCTGTATTGGCATCATCGTGGGTGGCTCAGCAGGGCTGGTGATCGCCGCCTTGTGCGTGGCAGCCGCACGTGGGGATGAGAAAACAGAGGCCGAAGAGAGTATAATAAGGGCAGAGGATTTCAATGATTTCAGTAGGAGACGGGCGGATGACGGAGCAGGACGTGTGGAATTTCCTCAAAGAAGGGGAAGGGAAAAGAAGGCGGCTAAAGGCGCTGGAGGCTAAGAAAGACAAGATCGAGAAGGACGCATATAGCATCAAGGCGATAGACTACGAGAAGCCGAGGGTTTCCGGCGGCATGCTTTCTGACGTATCGGACAAGCTGATCCAGAAGGAAGAAGAAAAGAGCCGCATCAAAGCAGAGATCGCCGAGCAGGAAGCGGGGATCTATGCTTGGGAAACAAAAGCGCTGCGCATGTCTCGATATTGTGATAATGATACGCAGGCCGCACTATTCGTCGAGAGATTCGTCAACCGAAAGTCGCAGGCAGAAATTCAAAAGGAATACCACTACGCGGAGCGACAGCCGTACAATATCTATAATCAAGCCGTCGCTGCTATCGCGCGGAATTGCAAGGAATAAAAAACGCCAGTCATTCAGAGTACCGAGTGACTGGCGTTTTGCGTGTGAAAAAGTTTGTGAATATGTGGATATAAAGAATATTTTAGATAAACCAGAGAAGGCCGCCAAAATTCTAAAGGCTGCAGAAAAATAGCGCTAAGGCAAAGAGTGCACAAAAGTGCAGACTCTGATGTGCTATAATGGCATTGTGAGAGGTTCGATAAAGCAGAGGAGCTTACGAGACACCCATCACACACAACTGCATAGGCCGCCACCACGGCGGGCGTCATGTGCTGGCGCCTGCCGCGTGCGGCACACAATGGTAAAGGACAGCCGAGCGGCCGTCCTTTTTGATTGTGCGGGTGCATGGCCCACGGGTCCTTCCGGCGTATGGAAGAGCCTGCGGTCCTCGCGACCCCAAAATCGGTCTAGGTACAAAAACTTTTTGGCCCTTGTTAGTAAAAACGGAGGAGGTGACATGGTTGGCTACTAGAGTAAAAGACAAAGAAGGAAAGATTCGCACAGAAAATACAAGTAGACAGAAAATCACCAAGGGGATCAACCAGGTCACCACCACCCAGACACAGATGGCGCGCGCTCTCAAGATTTCACAGCAGCGCGTGAGCCAGATGGCGAAGGATGGAACGCTTCCTGTGGATGAGACGGGAGCTTTGCTTCTGGTGGACGGGATCCGGAAGTATTATCAAGGCACCGTATCGGGGGCTGCCGGGCTAGAAGAAATCGATTTAGAAAAGGAACGGGCACTTCACGAAAAGGTCAAGCGAGAGATCGCCGAGCTGAAACTGGACAAGATGAAGAAAAACGCCTACTCTGCACGCGTGGTGGAGTATGTAATGACGGCCATGGCAGCGAACCTTCGGACACAGCTTCTGGGACTGCCGTCGAAGCTAGCCCCCATGCTGGAGGGGAAATCCAAAGAGGAGATCTATACAGCCATGACAAAGGAAATCGAGGAAAAGCTGTCAGAGCTGGCGGCATATTCTCCGGATCTCTTCGACGAGGAAGTGGACGAGGAGGATGGCGATGAAGAAAGCCAGTGAGCTGTGGAAGTACGTTTCCATGCGCGGCTTAAAACCGACGCCGAAGACTTCGGTATCCACATGGGCGGACAATTACCGCGTACTTTCCAGTACATCGGCGGAGCCCGGAAGATGGCGCACCAGCCGCGCACCGTACCAGAAGGACATCATGGATGCCTTTACACAGCCGGGAATCCATCGAGTAGTGGTAAAATCGTGCTCGCAGGTCGGGAAATCGGACATCATGAACAATGTCATTGGACGATTCGCCCACCTTGATCCCTGTACCATCATGATGATCCAGCCGACGATCGAGATGGCGCAGGATTTCTCAAAGACGCGCATTGCGCCCATGATCCGTGATACCCCGGCGCTTTCTAGTCTTTTCTTGGACGTCAAGACAAGGGACAGCAACAACACGATTTTAAATAAAATCTTCCCGGGCGGCCGCCTGGTGATGGCGGGCGCCAACAGTCCGGCGGGGCTGGCATCTCGTCCGGTGCGCATCCTGCTCTGCGATGAAGTAGACAGGTTCCCGGACTCCGCGGGGACGGAAGGCGATCCAGTAGACTTAGCGTCGAAACGAATGACAACCTACTGGAACCGCGTCATGGGGCTTTTTTCTACCCCGACAAATGAAGGAGCGAGCCGCATCGATATTGAGTATGAGGCAGGGACCAAGGAAGAGTGGCGGCATCAATGCCCACACTGCGGCGAATTTTGCAAGTTGAAATACAGCGACATGGAGACGGATGCGGAGCGAGTAGAGGGCACCAGCCGAAAGACTTATCTTATAAAATCCGTCAAATGGCGCTGCCCATATTGCGGATTCGATGCCACGGAGCAGGAAATGAAGCGCGCGCCGCAAAAATACGTAGTCACGAACCCGAAAGCATTGGGGAATGGATGCAGATCCTTTTCACTCAATGCTTTTTCTTCGCCATGGATTTCATGGGCGGAAATCATGCGAGAGTGGCTCGAAGCGAAAGGCGACCCAGAACGCGAGAAGGTCGTCCAGAATACCCGATTCGGAGAGTCATACAGTTCGCCGAAGGCCTTCGAGGACGAAGAAATTTTCCTGAGGCGGCGCGAAACCTACGGAGCAGAGCTCCCACAGGGCGTGCTATACCTCACGGCTGCCGTCGATACGCAGGATAACCGTCTGGAATACGAAGTTTGTGGATGGGGAGAAGAAGAGGAGTGTTGGGGCATCCGAAAGGGCGTCATCCTAGGCTCTCCGGGGAGCGAAAACACGTGGGCGCAGCTGGATGCCGTGCTGGATCACCCGTATTCCTTTGCTGACGGCAAAAAACTCAAGGTCGTGCGGACGTTCATCGACTCCGGCGGCCATTTTTCATCGGCGGTATACGCGTATTGCCGGGCGAACATTGCAAAGCAGCGCTTCGCCATCAAGGGCAAGGGCGGCATCCCAGGCATGCCCCTTTATGGAAACAAACTGGGGAAAGCAGAAGACGCGACGCTCCCTCTGGTGATCCTGGGCGTCGATGACGGAAAGGAAATGGTACTATCCCGCCTTTCCATCAAGGAAGCGGGGCCGAAATACTTCCATTTCCCATTGGACGAAGAGGGGATGAACCGCCGCGGGTATGATGACATCTATTTCAAGGGAATCATCTCCGAACACAGAAAGCGCATCAAGAAAAACGGCATTTTCCGCGAAATCTGGGAACCGACGGCGGGCGTCAGAAATGAACCGCTAGACCTTCGCGTCTACAATCTCGCCTGCATGCTTTCTCTTCCGGCGGGATGGGAAGAGAAAGCAGCCGCGGCGCTTTCGGGGAATACGCGCAACGAGCACCGGGAGAAAGCGCGTGCCGTGCGGAATACTAAAAAGGCCGCCAGCAGGCGGCAGATAAACATCTGGTAGGAGCAAATATGAGCAAGCTGCAGAATGAACGGCTGAAGAAATACATCGAAGCCGAAGAAGCGATTCTTTCCGGGCAGTCTTACACCATCGGAAACCGCACGCTCACAAGGGCGAACCTGGCAACCGTTGAGCGGGTCATTCAGGAACTCATCGCGGCAGGGGCGACAGTAGACGGCGAAGAGACATTCGGCGGGAGCACGAAGCGTATCGTGCTTCTGGATTAAACGATTAGTATAGCACAACGCCATGAGGCAAAAGAGTCCAAAAATACAGATTTGTATTTTTGCAGATCCACATTTTCAGGCTAGGAGGGACGTCAGATGAAACGACGGATGAAACGCAATAATAACAGAATCAGGGCGCCGAACGGCACGGGAAGACTTCGCGTGCAGAATACGGGCTATTCAGAAGGGGGTGGAAGCCGTACCAGTAACATCTTGAAAGCGTGGAACCCCATTCGCTCGAGCGCGAAATCGGACATCGATGCGAATATCGGAGCACTTCGTGGGCGAAGTGCGGATCAGGCGACGAATACGCCCATCGGTGCAGCGGCGATCGACACGTCTGCGATGCACGCCATCGGGGCGGGGCTTACCGTTTCCCCACGCCTGCAGTTCAAGACGCTTGGCATGAGTGTCGATGAAGCAAAGGAATGGGAACGGGAAACCGCAAGGGAATTTGACCTATGGGCAGGCTCTACGCAGTGCGACCTATACCGAAGAAATAATTTCTACGACCTGCAGAACATCGCCTACACGACCTACCTGACGGACGGGGACTCCTTCGCCCTCTTCCGGCGGAAAGCACCGAGTGCCTACATGCCCTATTCTCTGCGCATCCAGCTCATCGAGGCGAATCGAGTATCCAATCCGCTCGGAGCTGGCGTTATGGGGTATCCGGGACCGTTTGCCGTAGAAATGCGTGCGCCGAACGGAAACCGTATTATCGACGGCGTAGAGATTACAGAAGACGGAGAAATCACCGCCTACTGGATCAGCAGCAAGGTACCGTATGATCCGACGGACTACGCGCCGACCACATGGAGCCGCGTCGAAGCCTTCGGGGCGCGCTCCGGCATGCCGAATATCCTGCAGATCTGCCACGATATCCGCGCGGAGCAGTACAGAGGTGTGCCGTATCTGGCTCCGGTGCTCGAAACATTAAAGCAGGTGTCGAGATATACCAGAGCCGAGCTGACGGCAGCAATCATCAAGAGCTTTTTCGCGCTCTTCTTCACCAGTAGCGCGGCCGGGCAGGACTTAAATAGTATTCTCGGCAGCGAGGATCCGAAAGAGCCGGTGGTCGATGTGGGTGAGTACGGTCTCGCGGCGGGCACGCTGAATGCGCTGCCGCGCGGCGTAGATGTAAAATCCGTCGATGCCTCGAATAGCCAGAGCACCTTTGAACCTTTCGTGACGCAGCTCATCAAGCAGATTTCGGCAGCCATCGGGCAGCCGTATGAAGTGCTCTTGAAGTCCTTCACATCGTCTTACTCCGCATCACGCGCAGCATTGCTGCAGGCATGGGATGAGTACAAGCTGAGAAGGACGTGGTTCGCAAATGATTTTTGCCAACCTATCTATGAAGGCTGGCTCTTAGAAGCGGTCGCCATCGGACGCATCAAAGCCCCGGGATTTTTTGACGATCCGCGCATTCGCAGAGCCTACTGTCATGCAGACTGGTTCGGTCCGACAATGAGCATCCTGGACCCGGTAAAGGACGTGAACGGCAGTGCCATGCGTGTGGCTTACGGTCTGTCTACACGGACAAGAGAAGCGGCAGAAATGACGGGCACCAATTTCGATGAGAATATCGAAGCGCTGGCATACGAGCAGAAGCGGCAGGATGGTCTGGGATTAAAATTTGCCAAGCCACTCGTACTGGCTGGAGAGAAAGAAGGTGAGACAAGTGAGTAAATTCTGGAAAATCAAAAACGAGGCCGGAAGCGCCAATGTGGAGCTTTATCTCTACGGGCAGATTGCCGAGGAATCATGGAATGAGAACGACAAGGGCGCAAAAGAATTCGCCGACGATCTTCTGACGTGCGAGGGGAAAGACATCACACTCCGCATCAACAGTCCCGGAGGAAACATCTTCTCTGCGCAGGCCATCTACAACGTGCTGAAGGCATACCCCGGCAAGGTGACCGCCCATATCGACGGCATCTGCGCGAGTGCTGCCACGGTCGTGGCATGTGGCGCGGCTAAAGTCGTCATGCCGAAGAATGCCTTGTACATGATTCATAATCCCATGACCTATGTATTTGACATGGTGGACGCGGAAGCACTCAGCAAAATGGCGGATACATTGGCGAAGGTCAAGGAGACGATAGTCAACGTATACAAGGACCGCGCCGGGGACAAGATGAGCGTGGATGAAATCATTCGTTTCATGGATGAGGAAACGTGGATGAGTGCCGAAGAAGCACTCGAAAAAGGGCTCATTGATGAAATCGATGATTATGCCATCGATGCCCAGATGAAGAGCGGCCTCGTAGTGGTAAATTCTATTTCCATGCCCGTGAAGGACCGGGAAGCCGAAAAGATCCGGCGGGTGATGAAGACCGAAGAAAGGAAGAAAACAACCGAAATGAATGATAGTGATCTGATTTCTAAAATCAAGGCGCTCCTCGGGGACAAGCCGAAAGCGCCGAAAGAAGAACCCAAAGAAGACATCGAGGCGGCTGAACGCCAGCGTATCACCGCCCTCGAAGCACTCGCAGGCGAAGAGGCAAATCCCTACGTGGATGCCGTCATTGCATCCTGCAAGGGCATCCCCGGTATGACTGCAGAAACGGCGAAACCGATTGTGGACGCACTGAAGTCTGTTCACGTAGAGCCGAAGGAAGACACCAAGCTGGCGGCTATCCGCGCGCTGATCGAGGACAATATGCAGTCCGGCGCATCTTCCGTCAAGGCGGTGCCGAAGATGTCGGCAGCTGATACAGAAAAGGCGAAGAACCAGGCGGCGGTCGCAGACATCGTCGCACGCATGAATAAGTACAGGGGGACAAAATAATGGCAATGAGAGAAACAACAAAAATGGAATACGACGGCCTGCTGGCAGGTGGTATCGCTGCCTTCACTAAGAATGTAGCCATCACTGCGGGCACCGCCATGAAGCGCGGCACACTGATGACCGTGACGGATGGAACCGCTGCCGCGACCGCGAAGAGCAGAGTGGCAGACTCCATCCTTGCCAATGACGTGGATGATAAAGCGACGGTAGCAACAGTCTACATCACCGGCCGCTTTCATAGAGAAAAAGTGATCGCGGCAGAAGGTGATACCGTAGACGCACACGAAGAAGAACTTCGCGGCAAGGGCATTCTCTTCGCCGCTCTGAAATGAGGAGGACAAAACAATGGCTATTGATTACACAGAAACCCTGCAGATGATGGAAGCGGTAGAGCGAGCTACGCCGCCAGCCGCCTTCCTGCTCGATACCTTCTTCCCGCGCATGCCGGCAACGGCCACTACCTCGAAGATCTCAGTACAGTTCCGCAAAGCTGCCCGCCGCCTTGCGCCATTCATTGTGCGTGGAGCGAAAGGCATTGACATGAAGCGCGATCCCATCCAGGAGGAAACCTATGCACCGCCGATGATGGCAGCGCGCCGTGTACTCGATCCGGATATTATCGCGCAGCGCGGGTTTGGTGAAGGCTTCTACTCCACCAAGACTCCGGCGGAACGCGCCGCCGATCTGCAGGCGCAGGATCTTGCCGACCTGCAGGCGGATATCATCAACCGCAAGAACAAAATGGCTGCCGACATCCTGACCACGGGCAAGTGCGATATCATCGGTCTGGCAGACGACGGGAAGAAAGAACTGATCGACACCGTGGACTATGGTTTCGACCAGAAGCTTATCCCGACAACCAAGTGGGATCAGGCGGGCGCGACCATCTACTCGGATATCAAGGGCATGTCCGAAATGATCCAGCAGAATGCTGGCCAGATCCCAACCGCGATGATCATCGGCCGTCATGTATTCGACTACATGCTGAACAACGATGAGATCATGAAGTGGCTCGCTGTACCGTCTCGCGATAATCTGGGCCTTATGACCATCGCGCCGCGCATCGTATCTCCACAGGTCACTCGCGTCGGTCTTATTCAGGCGCTGAACCTTGAAATCTACACCTACGGAGAAACCTACGTGGATGACGATGGCGTGCAGAAGCCGTTTATCGGAGATGATGATGTCATCATCGGCATCACCGGTCGTGGCCGTCAGCTTCACGGTGCCGTCACTCTGGTCAACGAAGCGGGCACCGGTTATGATACCTTCGTTTCTCCGTACGTACCGTACAAATTCGGCAATAAGGAAGACCAGACGGTCGCCCTCACCATGTTCTCTCGCGCCGTGCTGGCACCAGAATGCGTCAGTGATTGGGCGATTATCAAAGCCAAGGGCGAATAAGGAGGCACCATGTTCATTCTCGTGAAACGAAACTGCCTTTCGGCCCATGGAGAAATTTTCCGACGCGGCGAAGTGGTTGAGGTAGATGACGAGGCAGGTAAGGCTCTCCTCGCGTCCGAAGACTACGTGGAAGTCATGCCGCCAGAAGGCGCAGCCGAAGAAGCCGCTGAAGAAGCCGCCAAAGAACCCGAAAAAACACCCGTGAAAGCATCAGCAAGAGGAAAAGGGAAGACAGCAAAGGGCAAAGACGCAGCGGCCAAGAAGGCGGAAAGCGAGGATGCACTGCCCGCCCCGGATGTAGAAGGCACTGTCGAAGGTTGATTTCTTTCAAAGAACAGGTCGAGAAGGATAACGGAGATACCTTCTTGAACCTTTCAGAATTCGGCGAAGAACATGAGCTGAACGGAACCCTCTGCACATGCATCCTGCAGGGGGACACCATTCAGCAGGCCTTGTCCATCGGGGAAGGCATCAGCAAGACCTATCCCACCATCTACGGCGCGGATCTGACGGTCAATGTAAAAGCATCTGACCTCGAAGAAGAGACGCCCGTCTACGGGCAGCTGTTCACGGTGGATGAGGAAATCTACATCGTGCAGAGCGTGAAGGAGGATATGGGCATGCTGACCATCGGACTGGTGGCGAATGAACGATGATTACCATTGCATTTGATCAAAAGCGCATCGAGCGCGCCAAGACCATGCTCGCCCTTGCTCCGAAAGAAGCGGACCGTGCAGCCGCCGCTGCCATCAACCGCACGCTGACACACGTGCCGAAGGAAATGGCGAAGACTGTGCGAGAGAAATACATCGTTCGCGCGGGAAGCGTCAAGAAAAGCCTTCGGAAGAACCGGGCGAGCGCAGGGAAGCTCGCGGGGGAAATCATTTCTACGGGAAAGACCATGCCGCTCACCTCTTTCAAAATCGGAGGTGGACGGCGCGGCCCCATGCGCGTGAAAGTGCTCCGCCGCGGGAGCCCAAAGCCCGTCAAGGGGCTATTTGCCCGGCAGTTCCCGAAAGGATACGTCGGTCCCATGAAACGTGTGGGCGGCGCGAGGTATCCACTGAAGACTCCGGCGGGCCCCAGCATCCCGCAGATGGTCGGGAACGAGGAAATCTTCTCCAAGTGGGGCGACGAAGCGGAGGAGTTTCTGAATAAGCGCTTCACGCATGAAATTGATTTTCGCTTTTCTAAGTTGTTTGGTTAGGAGGCAGCATGACACCGATAGAAGCCATGGAGAACGTCGCCGCGCGCATCCGAGACGTGGTGAAAGAGTACAGAACACACCAGAGGCTGGGCACGCTCCCTGTCTCTGTCTATGCGGGCTATCCGCCCTTTTCCACGAAACCGGAGCAGAGAGAATCCTACATCTACTGCTATGCGGTCAAGGTGCATGACACCGAAGATCGTTACAGCCGGGTGGATATCGAGATCGGTTTCTCCATTTTCGATGAGGACCCGAAAGAGGGCTGCCTCTCCCTGTACAATCTGATGGAACACGTGCGGCAGGCGCTTCTCACAAAGCGCACGTTGGGCGGAAGGAGCCGTCTGCTGTTTCCGCTGGAAGGGGAAATCGTAGATCCGCAGCCGTTCCCGCAGTGGCAGGGACGGCTGAATGTTTCCTATACCATTGCGCAGCCCGAAGAGGAGGTGGACTTCTGAATGGAAGTATCAAAGCAGACGATCTACATAGGACCGTCGCTCTCTGGCTCGCGGCTGGCACATGCCACCACGTTCATCGGGGGCTACCCCGCGCAAGTGCAGAATATTCTGGACGAGCACCCATGGATGATTCATTTATTCGTGCCGGTGACTGAGTATGCGGAAAGTATGAAAAAGCTGACGAAGAAAGGCACCGCGCTTTATATTTTTGCAAATCGATGCAAGGAGGTTTAAACATGGCATACAAACATGGCGTATATACTGGCGAAATTCCTACCAGTATCATCCCGCCAGTGGAAACCGATGCAGGCCTGCCCGTCATTTTCGGCACGGCGCCCCTGCACCTGGCATCCGAACCGGCGAAAGCGAACCGCCCTGTCCTCTGCTATTCCTATGCAGAGGCAGTGGCAGCCTTCGGCTATTCGGATGACTGGAAAGACTACACCCTGTGTGAAGCGATCTACAGTCAGTTCGCCCTTTATAACCGCGCGCCGGTCGTGCTGGTGAACGTACTGGATCCAAAGAAGCACAAGAAAGACAAGAAGAACCAGTCGCTCACATTTACGGACGGCGTGGCAGCCATCAAGGATGCGGTTCTTCTGGATACGCTCAAGCTGAAAGTGGCAGAGGCTGGCGAAGCGCTTGGCGAGAATGATTACACGGCAGCCTACGATGATAATGGCGTGCTGATCATCACCGCACTCGACACCGGAAAGTTGAAAGATGTGACTGCGGCATTCGCAGACTATACCTATCTCGACCCAAGCGCCGTGACTTCGGCGGACATCATCGGTGGTGTGGACAACGCAACGAACGAAAAGAAAGGCCTTGAAACTCTGAACCAGGTCTTCCCGCTGACCCGCCTTGTGCCGGGCATCGTCATGGCTCCGGGATGGAGCCATGATCCGGCGGTCGAAGCCATCATGAAAGCGAAGGCAGGAAATATCAACGAACATTTCACCGCGCTCGTCCTAGCAGACATCCCGTGCGGCGAAGGCGGTGTCACCAAGTACGGAGACGTGCCGGCATGGAAGAATAACCACAACTACACCGGCGTGAACGAAGTCGCCTGCTGGCCAATGGTGAAGCAGGGCGAGAAGATCTACCACATGTCTACCCAGCTTCTCGGCGTCATCAGCACCATCGACAGCACGGATGAAGATGGTGTGCCGTACCAGAGCCCGTCCAACAAGTCCATGCAGATCGAGGGCCTGTGTCTTGAAGATGGCAGCGAAGTCGTCATGGAACCGGAGCAGGCCAACTACCTGAATGGGCAGGGCATCGTGACCGCGCTGAATTTCATCGGAGGATGGAAGGCGTGGGGGAACAATACCGCTTGTTATCCGGCGGATACAGATGCGAAAGACCGCTTCATCCCGCTGCGCCGCATGTTCAACTGGCATGCCGCTACATTCATTCAGACCTATTGGCAGAAGGTGGATAATCCTACCAATCGTCGCCTCATTGACAGCGTGATCGATTCGGAAAACATCCGTCTCAACGGCTTGGCTGCTAGAGAAGTCATTCTGGGTGGTCGCATTGCCTTCCTTGAAAGCGAAAACCCGAAGACCTCGCTCTTGAACGGCAAGGTCAAATTCCACACCTATTTCACCCCGCCGATCCCGGCAGAAGATATCGAGAACGTCATCGAACTCGATACCGACTACCTGGACAGCCTTTTCAAATGATAAGGGAGGGCACATATGCGAAACGTACCTGAAAACTTGATCAATTTCAGAGTATACGAGGACGGCGGAGCTTTCCTCGGCATCTCTGATGTCACATTGCCAAAGCTCTCCGCCATGACACAGACCATCAAAGGCGCAGGGCTCGCAGGCGAGCTTGAAGCACCGACAAGAGGGCACTACGGCTCCTGCGAAGCGGAACTGAACTGGCGCACCATCGAGAAAGATCTGCTCCACCTGGCGGCGAATAAAGCACTTTCCCTCGATCTGCGCGGCGCTGGGCAGGGTTATGATTCCGAAAGCGGCGAATACACTACGCGCAAAATCAAGATCCTGCTTCGCGGCCGACCGAAAGAAGCTGACCTTGGCAAATTCGACGTAGGGGCGACCACAGACAGCAAGACCACGCTTGAATGCGATTACATCAAGATCGACATCGATGGCGAAACAAAGCTCGAGCTGGATAAGTATAATTTCATCTGCAGCGTGGATGGCGTCGACTATCTGGAAGACGTGAGAGACGCGCTGGGAATGTAGCAAAAAAGCCTCGCATATCGCGAGGTTTTTACATTTTGCTCTACAAGGAGGAATCATGGCTGTTACAGTCAAATTAAAGAAGGCAGTACACATCAAAGGGAAAGAGACCACGACCGTGGTGCTTGATTTAGATAAGCTTACCGGGAACGATCTCATTGCGGCGGAGTCTGAAGCGAGAGCGCTTAAAGCAGGAGAGGCGTCCGTATTCGCGTCCATGAAATTTCAGGCAGTCGTTGCCGCAAAAGCTATCGGATGTCCGGCGGATGATCTTTTTGAATTGAGCGCGAGCGATTTTAAGGCCGTGGTAGCGCCAGTGGTAAATTTTCTTATGGCGTAGTGGATAAAACTGCAGGAATACGCCCCATCAAAAAACTGGCGTTCCAGATGGCAATGGCCACCTATACGCCAGTCGAGTTCTATTTATCTATACCGCTGCCTTTGCTTATTGAGTATGCAGAAATCGTCAAAGAAATCGGTCGAGATAGGCAGTAGTTTTGTTATTCGGCTTTTTTCTGACTTCGCGAAGGAAGAGATACGTCGTATAGAGGAAGAACGCAATCCCGCCAAGCACACCAGTGGTGAAAAGATAATTCCCGACAAGCACCCACTCAGACTTTGGCATGCCGCAAAGCTGCATGATCAGGATCGGGATGAGAGGAAGCAATAAGCCAATGACGATGCAGGCAAAGAAATAAATAGCCAGCAGGATAGCGAAAAGCGGGAACGTGGCGCCGACCAGAAGGGCAACTAAAAAACGCATGAGCATTCACCTCGATTAGAGCTTTCAATCATTATCTGAGCGCTGGTGTTTCGCTCTTTCTGCGGCTTCGCGAGCTTTTGCTTTGCGCAGCCCCTCCTTCCAGCCGCCGACGAGGCAGCACTTCACGTTGTAGCAGATGCGGCCAATAGGGTGGCGAAAAAGGAAGATAAAGAAAGCCCAAGTGCCAATCACACAGGTCCATCCATAAAAGGATAGGAACCATGTTGCGACGATGGCGTAAGCAAACATGACAAGGAAGAAGATCAGTCCGAGACAGCCTAGCGTATCCACGAAAATCACCACTTTCTAGGCATGACAACCGCTGAAAATTCAAAACAGTCCAGTGATTTTCTTTGATTATATCACGAAAGGAGGGGGCTATGGCAGGGAAAGGATTTTCTTTTAATTTTACAATCAACGGGAACCTTGCAAACGGTTTTTCTGCAAGTTTCGGGGAAGCTTCGAGCAAAATCGGGAAATTGACATCCCAGATTAAAGAGTTCGGGAAAGTCGGGCAAGGCATCGACGGCAAGACAATAGCCAAGAACGCATTCGGCGGGATCCTTGCGACCGGCGGGGCAAAGATGATTGGCATGGCAAGAGGCATTGGTTCAGACTTGATGGAGACAAGCCAGGCGGCAATCGATTTCGAGAGCAGCATGGCGGATGTCAAAAAAGTGGTAGACTTCGACACGCCGCAGCAGTTCAAGGAAATGGGAAATGACATCCTGGAAATGACAAAGACCATCCCTATGGCCGCACAGGATTTAGCACAAATCGTAGCGGCTGGAGGGCAGTCGGGGATCGCGAGAGAAGACCTTACAGGTTTTGCTGAATCGGCAGCCAAGATGGGCGTCGCCTTTGATATTTCTGCAGGACAGGCAGGAGATATGATGGCAAAGTGGCGAACGGCTTTCAAAATGAACCAGACGGAAGTCGTCGACTTGGCAGATAAGATCAATTACTTGGGCAATACCACGGCAGCCAGCGCACCGCTGATTTCCGATGTCGTGACGCGCATTGGTCCATTAGGTGAAGTAGGAGGCGTCGCAGCCGGGGAAATCGCCGCGCTCGGCGCTTCGATGGTCGGCTCCGGCATCCAGTCAGATGTAGCAGCGACCGGCCTGAAGAATATGATCCTCGCACTGACGGCGGGCGAAAGCGCAACGAAGTCACAGGTCGGAGCATTGAACGAATTGGGGCTTAGCGCCGAAGATGTAGCCCAGGGAATGCAGGACAACGCAAAGGAAACTATCCTGAAGGTATTGAACGCGATTCGCGGGCTAGACAAAGTCAAGCAGGCGTCCGTATTAAGCGATCTCTTCGGAAAGGAATCACTGGGGGCCATTGCACCGCTTTTGTCAAATCTGGATGGCGTGCAAGACAATTTAAATAAGGTGGCCGATTCGTCTAAGTATGCAGGAAGCATGGAGGGCGAATTTTCCGCGCGCTCGGAAACGACGGCCAACTCATTGCAACTTGCCAAGAACAATATGGAGGCGTTCAAGATCGCAATAGGAAACGGACTCATACCGGCCATGACGCCCATGATCTCCTTGCTGACGCAGGGGGTGAAATGGGTATCGGGAATCGCGCAGGAGTTCCCCGGTGCGGCATCAGTCCTTGGTACAGCAGCCGTCTCGATAGCTATATTTTGCGGGGCAGTTGGCGCACTTAGTACATTAGCCGGAACCGTGCAAACGGTTGCCACGTTTGTCCAGTGGGCAAAAGAAGCCGGACTTGCAACAAGAATTTGGACGGGGATCCAGTGGGCGTGGAATGCAGCCATGACAGCAAATCCCGTAGGCGTTGTTATTATGGGGATTGCGGCTTTAATTGCGATTGGTTATGTGCTTTACCAGAATTGGGATACCATCAGTTCTTTTGCTGCCACCATGTGGGAAGGCGGCAAACAGGCTATTGCTGACTTCTGCGGCACCATCAGCAATAAAGTGGCGGAGGTATGCGATTGGGTGCAGGGAAAATGGCAGGCTTTGAAAGACTTTCTCTCCCATCCTATCGACGCACTGGTCAATTACAATCAGAGCATAGGAAGCACCCCTGCCGTGGCGGCGAATGCGGCGGGCGGTATTTATAACCGGGGCTCTTTCCTGACGACATTCGCTGAAGACAGCCCTGAGGCAGCTATTCCGATCGACGGGAGCCGGCGTGCGCTGGGACTGTGGCAGGAAACCGGACGGCGCCTCGGAGCGCTGAATGCTTCAGGCATCGCGCCGCAAAAGAGTGGGACACGAAGCACCACCATCAATTTCGCCCCGCAGATCACGATTCAGGGCAACGCAGACAAGAGCACCATGGAGAGAGCGATGAAAGACGCCGTGAGCGACCTGAGGCGCATGCTCAAGGATATACAGAGAGACGAAAGGCGGCTTTCTTATGGCTAAGACATACCGCACTATGCAGGGCGACATGTGGGACAGCATCGCGAAAATACTCTACGGTAGCGAGAGCGGCATGACAAAGCTCCTCGAAGCCAATGGGGACTATGCGGACATCGTTGTATTTCCGGCAGGCATCACGCTCGTGGTGCCAGACTGGGAAGCACCGAAGACCAGCCGCCTGCCGCCGTGGAGGCGTTCATGACACCGCGTCAGGTCGTGCCCCTTGTGAAGTATGAAGGGACGGACATTTCCGAAGACCTCGCGCCGCATCTGAAGTCGATTTCCTTCACGGACAACATGTCAGGCTATGCGGATGACCTCACCATCAGGCTTGAAGACCGAAACGGTCTGTGGGAATCAGACTGGTTCCCAGACCGCGGGGCGACGCTTGATGTGTCCTATGTCACGCTGAACTGGAAAAACCTCGCGGACGGCCTGCAGATCATGGTGGCGGGGCTCTTCGCTATCGATACCATAGAGGGCAGCGCGCCGCCGAGGGAAATCGAACTCAAAGCGACATCCATTCCGGAAAGCAACGAGCTTCGCGGCGTTGATCGCACACGCTCGTGGGAAAAGGCGGAGCTGAAGACCATCGCAAATGACGTGGCGACCGGCGCAGGGCTCTCGCTTGTCTATGACAGCGAAGAGAACCCGACACTGGACAGGGCTGAGCAGACGGAGCAGTCAGACCTCTCTTTCCTGCTGAAACTCTGCGAGGACAATGGTCTCGCGCTGAAAATCACCAATGAGCAGGTTGTCATCTTCAATGAAACCGATTATGAGCAAGTAGAGCCCGCTGCCACGATCGTGAAGCCTGGCACAATCTACGAAGTCCAGGAAGGCATGGAGTACGTGCAGAACATTACAGGTTACCGGATGCACGCCGTGACAAGGGACATTTACAAAGCCTGTCACGTGAAGAACAGCGACAGCGACACCGGCGAGACCATCGAGGCAACGTTCGCCGATCCGGGAAAGACGGAAGGGAAGACACTCGAAGTCAAAGAGCAGGTGAAGACTGTTTCTGAAGCCGAAAAGCTCGCCAAGAAGCGCCTTCGCGAAAAGAACAAAGACGAATGGACGATGTCCGTCGACATGCCGGGAGATTTCCGCATGCTGGCAGCTACCACGGTAAATGTATTGGGCTTCGGGAAATTCGACGGGAAGTACATCATCACATCGGCGAAGCATCAGATTTCCGGCGGCTATACCACGAGCGTAGAAATGAGGAGGTGTCTCAATGGATACTAACCAGCTGAAGAACCTGATCCGCGTCGGGAAAGTATCCTCCGTGAACGGAAAGACATGCCGCGCGCGGGTTACATTTCCCGACAAAGACGACCTCGTAAGCGATGAACTGGCGGTGCTGCAGATCGGAGCAAACGGGACGGAAGGATACTGGGTGCCTGAAGTCAATACGCAGGTGCTCTGCCTCTTCCTGCCGAATGCATCCGGGAACGGGCTCAATGCCGGATTCATCCTAGGCGCATACTACTCGAAGGCAAAGCCGCCGCCCGAGGAGAACGCCGACGTGAGAGCAATCCATTTTCCTGACGGGAGCTTCATCAAGTGGGATAGCGGCGCTATCACCATCAAGGCCGCGAGTGCCATCAAGATCGAAGCTCCGCGGGTAGATATCAACTAAGGAGGAGCTATGCCGGCTGCACACAGACTAGGAGATAATGACACCGGGCACGACGCCTGCCAGCCCACAGCGCTTTCTTCTGCCAGTGGCGATGTATTCATCAACGGCAAGGGCGCAGGGCGCGTGGGGGACACCTACGAGCCGCATGGGTGCAAGGCGCACCCATCGCATGCGGGGGCCGTCGCCAGCGGGAGCAGCACCGTCTTCATCAATGGGCGCCCCGCTGCTCGTGTAAGCGACCCCGTCACATGCGGCGGGTCGGCAGCGGCGGGCTCATCCGATGTTTTCATAGGAGGGTGATATGTTCGTAGGATTTTTGGGGACCATCCCCTTCGTTGCGTCGCGTGGTTACGTCCGTACATTCGATGACTACAAACGTCAAGGAGAAGCCCGGTGGGCGGAGCATGAAATCCTGGGCGAGAAACCGCTTTCGGAATTTTTGGGAGAAAATCTGGAGGAGATTTCCTTCACCACGCTCTTCCGAAAAGATCAGGGCGTAAACCCGCAGAGTGAAGTCAACACACTGAAAGAGCTCCGGGATGGCGGCACGCCCGTGCCGCTGGTACTAGGGTTCAAAGTCATCGGAGACGGCTTGTGGACCGTGCGAGGGCTATCCTATAGCGTTGATTTCTGGGATAAGTGGGGACACCCAGAGGCCATCACGGCGAATGTCTCCCTGAAGGAATATTCAGACGGAAAGACTGCGCTGAAAGAAGCGTTCAAGGGGTTGATTGGTTTATGAATTACTCCATCGGAATCGAGAATATTGTAGATTTCTCGCCGCAGGATGAAATCACGGAAATTCTGCAGAACGTGCGGACCATCATGGCGACCACAAAGGGGAGCGTACCACTTGACCGAGACTTCGGTGTGAGCGCGGATTACGTAGACAAACCCATGGCGAAAGCAAAGGCCATGCTGGCGGCAGAAATCATTCAGGCGGTGCGAAAGTACGAGCCGAGAGTTACCATCACCGGGATTTCCTTCACGGAGTCCATGGATGGGAAACTAGTGCCAAGAATCGAGGTGAGACTCAATGGAATTAAAGAATCTTCCTGATATTTCCTTTGCTGAGACAGACGCGGAGATCGTGAAAAAAGAGATCATCGCCCGGTATGAAACAATCGCTGGGCGCACACTGGCCGACGGAGACCCTGTTCGGCTTTTTCTTTTATCCATCGCCGAGCTTCTTATCCTGCAGAGAAACCTCATCGATTACACGGGGAAGATGAACCTGCTCGCCTATTCCAAAGGTGATTATTTGGATCACCTGGGTGCGCTCCTTGACGTCGAGCGTATCCCCGCGAAGAGGGCGGAAACCACGCTGACCTTCGTCCTGTCGACCGCAGAAACCGGTGCCATCATACCGGAAGGGACACGCGTCACCACGCAGGACGAACGGGCGTATTTTGCAACGGCGGAAGCCCTCTCCATTCCGGCGGGGCAGTTGACCGCGCAGGTGGCCGCCGTCTGCACGGAGCCGGGGGATGCCGGGAATCATCTGGCCATTGCCTCATTGACGAAGCTGGTCGATCCACTGCCTTATGTGGACAGCGTGCAGAATGCGACCGTCACTGCGGGCGGCGCAGATAAGGAAAGCGACGAATCCTACCGAGAACGCATTCACGAAGCCCCAGAGTCATTTTCGGATGCAGGCTCCTATGGGGCATACGCCTTTTTTGCCAAGTCTGCGAACCCGGACATTGCGGATGTTTTCATCACATCTCCCTCTCCGGGCGAGGTGAAAATCGTGCCACTGATGACGGGCGGGGAAATCCCGGAAGAGGAAGTACTGAAGGACGTGCTCGAAGCGTGCAATGATAAAACGGTGCGGCCTCTGACAGATCATGTGAGCGTACAAGCTCCGACTGTGAAGAATTATGACATTCAGGTTACTTATTACATCGGAGAAGATAGTGAAAGTTTTTCTGCAACTATCCAGCAGGCCGTCACGGAAGCGATCAATCAATACGTTGAATGGCAGAAGGAGAAGCTGGGCAGAGACATCAATCCGTCGCAGCTGATGAAGAATATCATCGAAGCGGGAGCCAAACGGGCGGAAATCACAGAGCCTGTATTTACGAAAGTAGAAAACACAGAGGTGGCTATAGCGGATCAGATATCAGTGGCCATGGGAGGGATCGAAAGTGAGTAACCTGTCTGAACAGAAACTGATTACCATTGTCCCGTCTTCCATTTCCGGAGATAAGACGATCCGGAACATTTCCGCAGCTACTGATCCAGGGCTCCGGAAAATCTCCAAAGATACACTTCTTCTTTTACTTCTTCCCAGGCTGGATGAACTTCCAGAAAAAATCGTCGATGCCCTGGCATGGCAGTACCATGTTGATTTCTATGATGGCGCAGCTACGTTGGAGAAAAAACGGGCGCTGGTGAAGCAGAGTATAAAATGGCACCGCCGAAAGGGAACCCCGTCTGTGGTAGAAGAAGTCTGTACGGCGATATTCAAATCCGCAAAGATTGAAGAAAACTGGGAGTATGGTGGGGAACCCTATCACTTCAAGGTTGTGATGATTACCGAAGCGGTTCCAGACATATCCGTGATTAACAGCCTGTACCGCGCCATCGAACACACGAAAAATGTTCGCTCCTGGCTGGACGGGGTGTCTTTTCACAGAGACTTGCCGAAAACGATTTACTATGCACTTCCTGTTGCCTCTGCAAAAGTTATCAGTATTTATCCTGCGGCTTTCAGGATGTCGGATATATCCGGTACTGTACGTGAAGCTGCAGGAGTGAGAGTTCAGAGAAAGGTGGAAATTCAATAATGCCAAACTGGAACGGGCTTGTATTAACTAAGAAAGGGAAACTTCTGCAGGCGAAAGTAGGAACCGGCGTTGTGCTTGCACTGACTAAAATGAAGCTGGGGTCCGGCGTTTTGCCTAAGGGGACTTCGCTTGAGGATCTGACCGACCTTGTGGTTCCGGAACAGAATGTAGGGATTGCATCCAAAGAAGTTCTGACGGATCAGAAGATGTGTAAAATCAGTGCGACGATCACCAATGTCGGACTTTCCGCGGGATACTATGTGCGGGAGCTTGGCGTTTTTGCTGATGATCCGGACGATGGGGAAATCCTGTATGCTGTTACCTATGATTCCGCGCCGGACTACCTTCCCCCGGAAGGAGGTCCTACAGCGGTATCCCAGGAATTTGCCGTATATATTTCGGCATCTAATGCGTCCGAGGTCAAGGTTTCTATCGATCCCGGGGCCCTGGCAACGATGGGCTATGTCGAAATTGCTATTGCTGATCATAATTCCCTTGCAAATGCTCACGAAAACCGGTTTAAGCTGTTTGAAAAAATCGCTGATTTCGGCGATGATCTCATCAAAAAACTGGCTCTTACTACGGCTATCACAGCCATTACAGCGCTTGAAACGAATTCGTGGTTTGGGCAGCTGCTCAAGATGGTACTGACGAAATCCGGAGTGAAGTACAATATCGCACAAAATGGGTATGTTTGCCTGGGCTCCTTTTTCGGCGGCCTAATTATACAGTGGGGAGATAACATTACAATAACAGACGCTGGTTATGGAGCCAGCTTTGAATATCCGATT